GGAGGAGACATAAGCTATTTGCTGCTGAGCATGGTAAGGATATACTGTGGACAAAAGAGCATAAGAGGTTCAGTGACTTTGTTATTATCTCAAAGGATAAAGACTTAAAGATTATACCTGGTATGCACCTGCCACCTGATTCGAAAGAGAAAGAATGGGTTGATCCTATTGGATATCTTGCACCTAAGTATAAAGAAACAGAAGTAATTGATTATGAATATTGGCCTTTATTTAAAGCTACACCTATTGATCCCAGAGGACTTGTAGCACTGGTTAATTATAAGTCTGATATAGTAGCTAAGAATTATGATAACTTAAAGTGTAATAAGAATAAGTGGGAGAAAGATTATGTTTGGAATAAGATAGAAGGTAGTGGTCTTATCAAACAAGACTGTTATGTCCGTGGCGTTAACAAAGGCTTAGGTAAATTCAAACGTATTAAGGTAGGTATGAAAAAGTCTAACACGTTAGACAAGCTCAGTGGTGCTGGATTGAAGTTCTTTTACTCACAGCTTATCACTGGTGATTCTGTTGATAACTATTGTGGCATTCCAGGTTATGGACCGAAGAAAGCTTTTACATTCTTAGAGGATTGTACTTGTGAAAAGGATTTAATATATCAAACATCAGTTGCATATTTAGAACACTACTCTAAACCTGACATTGCAAAGGAGAGATTAGTAGAGCAGGCAAGATTAGCTTGGATGCTAACTGAGAAAGGAGAGTTGTGGAGTATACCAAAAGAGGGAGCGAGTTCATTCCCAACATAACTAAACGATTTGATGTTGATTTTGAAACCGGTACTATTATTAATAAGAAGACAGGTAAAGAGATGATAGGTACTGATTCTTATGGATATATCCAGTGTTCTTGTGGGAGTATAGATGGTAAAAGAAAAATGATTAAAGGTCATCAGATTGTATACCTCTTATACCATGGTGAACTACCTGAATATAGTATTGATCACTTTGATAGAGTTAAGACTCATAACTGGATAAGCAATTTAAGGCCCTCTGATCCATCCAAGCAGGGACAGAACAGAGGTTGCACTGGTGTAAGAAAACGTGGAAAGTATTACCGTGCAAGGGTTAGATTACCAAGGGGTAAGCAGATCGAAACTACATTTGACAATAAGGAGGATGCCGAGGCATGGGTAAAGAGGAAGAGGAAAGAGTTATGGTAAAGATGAAACGAACTGAAATTCCAAAGATAAGAAGTATGCTAATCGCCAAACAGAATGGAGTATGTCCTATTTGTGGTAGAGACTTGACAAGAATTAAACCAATTAATGTAGTGATAGATCATGACCACAACACAGGCTACGTCCGTGCTGCTATGTGTAGAGGATGCAACAAGGTGGAAGGTTCAGTAAATAATCTTGTAACCAGATGGGGTAAAGCTAAAACTATAGAACAAGTAATAAGTTGTTTAGAGAGGCTTATTACTTTCTGGCAGATACATGCTACTCCACAGACAGAATGGATATACTATAATCATAAAACTGCTGCTGAGAAGAGAGCTGCTTATAATGCTAAAAGAAGGAGGAAAGCAAATGCAAGTAAGAACAATCAAATGGAATAAAGGAAGAGGTCTGCTGGATTCTTTTGATCCTGCATTGGAGATTAAAATGCTTCATGAGGAGCTTAGAGAGTTCTATATGGCTGATACTTTAGCTCACAAAGCTGTTGAGTATGCTGATTTCCTCTTTGTACTCGATGGTACTAAAGCTAAGTTTGCTTGTCGTCCAGTCCCTACTCCTACAATGTTTAGTATTGAAGTTGATAACTATAATAAGCTTATTGATTGGGCAGAAAATATGATAGTGGAGATGGAGAGGATCTTACTTGAGATTAACAATACTAACTACTCATTAGATGAGCTTATTAAACTTGCACAGATTATTGTTGTAAGGAACAATGAGTTTAAGTCTGCTGAGAAAAAGGATGGTAAAGTAATTAAGAGTATGAACCAGCTTGACCCTGCCGATATCTTATCTAAATATATTGAGGATGTTTAATTATGGAAGTATTAGTAGAGAAACTAACTGATGAAAGCCTTTTACAATGGGCTTGTAGTATGACTATAGATTCTGATTCTAATGCGAAACTACCTGACATGTATAGGTGTGAACACTCTCCTATTAGAACACAGATCTTTAAGGTTACTATGCTTGGTATACCTACGTTTGTAAGCACTCACTTTGTAAGACACAATGTGGGCTGTACTCACTTTGTCAAAACACAAAGAGATGATAGAGGTGGAAGTAAAGATAGCAATAGGTGGACACCTACTAATCATGGTATGGTTGTAAATGCACAGGCCCTTATAAGTATGGCAAGAAAGAGATTGTGCTTCAAGTCACACAGAAAGACTATGGAAGTAATGAAACTTATACAAAAAGAACTTAGTAAAGTAGATAAAAATTTGAGTTACAATCTTGTACCTGATTGCATCTACCGTGGTGGTTGCTTTGAACTAAAATCTTGTGGATATTATAACAGGGTAAGGGGGGTTTCTTTTGAGTGTTTTTAAAACCACTTTTGCTGAGAATATATTCAATGCAAAATATAGTAATGGTATGACTTGGCGAGAGAATACAGAGAGACTGGTTGAAGAGGTATGCTCTGGACTGTTACCTATGAATGAGTATCTTGAATTAGTTGAGATCATCTATGAGATGAAGTTCATACCTGCTGGTAGGTACTTATACTATGCAGGACAGGAAGCAAACTTCTATAACAACTGCTTTTGTCTGGGTGCTCAAGAGGATACCAGAGAAGAATGGTGTCGTATCACTCATAATGCTATGTCCTGTCTTATGTCAGGTGGTGGTATTGGTGTTGACTATAGTAAGTTTCGTCCTGCTGGTGCTCCACTCGGTAGAACAGGAGGAGTTGCATCAGGGCCTATCCCTCTTATGAAAGTCTTGAATGAAGTAGGACGTAATGTAATGCAAGGTGGGTCTCGTAGGTCTGCTATGTATGCTTCCTTGCACTGGCTTCATAGTGATTGCCTTGATTTCGTACATGCAAAAGATTGGAGTGAGGAAGTTAAAGCTTTAAAAGCTGCTGACTTTAATTTCCCTGCTGACTTAGATATGACTAATATCTCTGTTAACTATGATGACTTATTCTTTGAGGCTATTCATGATAAGAAACATAAGTATCATTATCGTGCTAAAGAGATATGGATGCATAATATAACCCAAGCTTTAAAGACAGCAGAACCTGGATGGAGTATCAACTTAGGTGAGAACAGTAAAGATACGTTACGGAATGCTTGCACAGAATTTACATCAGAGGATGATAGTGATGTATGTAACTTAGGTTCTGTTAACTTTAGTAATATTGAAAGTAGAGTAGAGCTTGCAAGGGTTACTTATCTTGCATCTAAGTTCTTAGTTTGTGGAGGTTACAGAGCTGATCTCCCTTATGAGGGAGTTGTTAAAACTCGGGAGAAGAATAGAAAGATAGGACTTGGTTTGATGGGTCTTCATGAATGGCTATTAAAGAAAGGCTATAGCTATGAGATGAATGATGAATTGCATGAATGGCTTTACACATGGAAGGCAGCTAATGAAGCAGGGGCTAATGCTATATCTGATAAGATTGATATTAACAGGCCAAAGAAATACAGAGCTATTGCACCTACTGGAACAATAGGCATCCTGGCCAGTACCACTACAGGTATCGAACCTCTGTTTGCTGTTGCTTATAAAAGAAGGTATCTTACTAATGGTACTAAATGGAATTATGAATATGTAATAGATGCTACAGCTCAGAGGCTCATAGATGAATATGATCTTGATCCTGATAGTATTGAAACATCCAGCTCTCTTTCAGATGACCCAGAGAGAAGAATTAAATTTCAAGCAGATGTCCAGGACTATGTGGATATGGCTATTTCCAGTACTCTTAATTTACCTGCATATGAAGATCAAACTTTTACAGCTAATCAATTTAGTGAAATAGTATTAAAGTATGCACCGAGACTTAGAGGTCTTACTTGCTATCCTGATGGAGCACGAGGTGGGCAGCCACTAACTGCTGTCCCATACTATGAAGCTAAGAATAGAACTGGTACGGTCTTTGATGAGACAGAAGAGAAATGTTCCGGTGGAGTTTGTGGCTTATGATGTTTAAGGAGCTGGCAACTAAATACTTCCAGCTTTATGCAGGGAAGAAGTATAAGGTAATTGGTGTATACTTCGACCCTGTATTCTGTGAATGGAAATTTAACGTACAGGAGGTAAGAGGTAAAGATGAGTAAGGGACCAGTATTGAATGAGGAAGAGGATATGAGAAATGTTAGAAGTTATAATGTAGGTAACTCTGACTACTCTCATTATACTATTCAACCTTGGGATATTTGGGAAGAGTACGGACTTAATCCTTGGGATGCTGATATAATTAAGCGTATCTTAAGGCATAAGTCAGACCCTAACCTAACCATAGAAGAACTAAGGATACTCGATTATGAAAAGATTATCCATGTTTGTAAGGAACGTATTAGGCAGATTAAAGCCAAAGGTACAGTAAACCATTATTAGTCTAACACTGTTAGACAACTTAAAAGGAGATAACTAATATGAATATTTTTGAATTTCTTGGACTTGACTCCGAACACCGTAAGATTAATAAAGTAACACAGTTGGTAAAGCACTTAGAAGAAGTACCCGAGAGTAAGAAATTTAATGATCTCTACCTGGCACAGATTAAATATGATGGTCTGTTCTGTCATGTAGTAGTTAGGGATAAAGATGACATAGCTTTCTTTACTCGTACAGGTAAGCAGTTCTCATGTACTGATTATCTTTTAAATAGCCTTATAGATAAGGATAAATCTATAGCACCTGGCGTTTACATGGCTGAGTTGTGTTGTGATAACTGCTCTCTCGAAGAGCTATCTGGCATCTTTAATCCGAATAGAATTAAGATGCTAACCTTTGAACAGCATGAGCATTGCCTTAACTCTTACTTAGTGTTTCATGACTATGTAACACTACAGGCTTTTATTGATGGTAAATCTTTCGTAAAAGCAGGAGTAAGATATGTTCAGTTGCTCGATAACTTAAAACCTTTTGAGCTTAGTACTGATCATCTTATAGCCACCTCTGACTTACTCCTGAAAGAAAAAGATATAATGAATTATGCTGAGAGTTGTATAGCAGCAGGTAAAGAAGGGGCAGTATTCAAAGCTTGCAACTGTGGATGGGAAGCTGGTCATAAGGGTTTTAGAAGTATGAAAATAGTTAAAGATATCTCCTATGATCTTGAGTGTATTGGAGTAGAAGAAGGTACTGGTAAATACTCAGGTAAGGTAGCTAATCTAATCTTTAAATGGAGGAATGGAAAAGAGATTAAAGCTATGCTTGGTAAAGGCTGGACTCATGAGGATGCAGAAGAGATGCTTGAAGCTTGTAAAGTTATCTCATCTAATTACCCTGAACTAACATCAAGTCCTTTAGGTAAAATCTTTACAGTATATGCTTTACAAGAATCCAGTAAGGGTAAGCTAAGACTTCCAAAGGTAGGTGAACTTAGATATGATAAAACGGAGGCTGATGTATGAATAGGCTTGAAGCGATAAGTGATCTCTTTTGTATTCTTATGGATGATAAAGAAATTACAACACAGGATTATGAGAGAGCTAAGCTATCAGGATTAAATGATGAGGATATCCATGAAATAATTGAACTGTCAAAAGAAATAAAGGAGGTTATCATTGTCGAAACTGATGCAGAGTCAGAAGAATGGACAGAAGAATACTAACGTAATCATTACGCCTGATGTCTATCGTCTTCTAATGGATATCTTAAGCCCTGTACCTGTAAATCACAAGTCAGACTATCGAGATATGATCAAGAACGTTATACTTTCTGAACTAAGGGGAAAAATAAATGCCATATACAATAAGGGTAGCTATTGATTTAGACCTACCTAAGCTGATGACAATCGCTAAAGAATATATCAATGAAGCTGACCGTTGGAATGGGTTAGACTTTGATAAGAATAAAGCCATGCGATATGTTATGCTTGCCATATCAGAGAAGAGTCATAATATCTTTATTGCTTATGATAATGAAACGAGAGATATTGTTGGTTTCTTCTGGGGTTGCATTACAGGACAAGTATGGTCTGATGATCCTATTGGTCAAGAAATGTTTATGTATGTGACTAAAGAGGCCAGAAATAAATCCATTGGTAAGTCTCTTATCAAAGCTTTTATTAAATGGTGCAAAGTTAGTGGATGTAAAAGTATCCACTGCGGAGCCCATTCTGGAATAGATAATGATAAACCAGCAAGAGCAATGTATGAATCACTTGGATTTAAAATAGGTGGTTATAATTTTAATTTAAAACTGTAAAGGAGATTAAAGAATGGGTATGTCTGCACCGAAAGCAAAGACCCCGGCACAAAGACCGGAAAGAACAGTTGACACAGAAGAAGAAGATATTGTACTTGGTGGTGAAGAAGAGCAACCAGGTGATCTTAGAACTCAAGGAAAGAGAGCTTTAATCAAGCCCTCAGGTGGTGCATCTACTGGTAGCACTGGCTCAGGATTGAGCGTCTAATATGCCTGAGACCCTGTTAAGGAAGGTTAAGCAGGGCGTTGGAGCTGCTGTTGATCTCGAAGGGCGGTATACTGCCCTTCAATCTACCAGGAACCAGTACCTGGATAGAGCAAGAGAGTATAGCAAATTCACGTTACCTTATATCTTACCTGACCATGACAATAATAATCGAGGAGTTAATGCTAATCAGCATGGGTTTCAGGGAATAGGAGCTCAAGCTGTTAACCATCTTGCAAACAAAATAACTACTACCTTATTCCCTGTTCAAAGATCATTCTTTAAATTAGAGTTTGAACAAGAAGTACAGGCTAAGCTTGTTGAGTCAGGTTATGATCCAACAGACTTATCAGAGTTATTAGTAGAAGCTGAGAAAAGATGCGAAACATATCAGAATAAGATAGCTGCCAGAGTTGCTTATGTAGATGCTGCTAAGAATCTATTAATAGCTGGTAATGTATTAATGCATCTACCTAATGAAGGTAATTTACAGGCTATTAAGCTTGATAGATACTGCATGAGAAGAGATACTTCTGGTAAATTAGTAGAACTTGTCATTCATGAAAGAAAAGCTTTCTCTGGACTCTCTAATGAGATACAAGATCAACTTAAAAGTATTAAAGGGGATACAGTATGTAAGAAAGATGAGGAAGTATCCTTATATACTTGGGTCTACCGCATCGAAAAGGATAAATTTGGAGTAACACAATCAGCTTTAGGTGTTCAGATTAAGTCCTGGCAAGAGATACCAGAGCAAGATTTACCTTGGTTACCTCTTATGTGGAACCATACTAACGGAGAAGACTATGGTAGAGGTTTAGTAGAGGACCATGCAGGTGACTTCTTTGTTATAGAGTTCTTATCAGAAGCTATAGCTAAAGGTATGGCTCTTATGGCTGATGTTAAATACTTCTTAAGACAAGGAAGTATTATAGATATTGATGAAGTAGCAACTGCTCCTACAGGTGAATGGATTTATGGGAATGTAGAGGATGTAGGTGTACTACAACTTGAGAAACATGCTGACTTCAAACCTGTCAATGAAGTATTAAATGAATATAAGAGAAGAATAGGACAGGCTTTCTTAATTAATTCTGCTGTAAGAAGAGATGCTGAGAGGGTCGAGTGTGGCCCTCTATAAACTACTTTAATTCGGTGAACCCTTTAAAATGGGAATACCGAGCAATAACTAACTTTTAACTAAAGGAGATTAATATGTCCTACAGAAAAGTAAAACTTAATAAAGATTTAAAATGTGAATATAGTATTGATACATTAGGTGTAGTTGTGAATGAAACTAAAGGATATGTATTAAAAGGTACTTCTATTAATAAGAATAATAGATATGTTAAAATACACCTTGATAAGTTTTATCCATTACACAGATTAGTTGCCGAACATTTCAATCCTAATCCTGATAATTTACCACAAGTAAATCACAAGGATGGTAATAGATACAATAATACTGCATCTAATTTAGAATGGTGTTCAGCTAAAGATAATGTTAAACATGCTTATTCATCAGGATTAAAGACAAATAAAGGAGAGATTAATCCTGTATCTAAATTAACAGAACGTGACGTAAAACTTATATGGTCTTTACGAAACACTAAACTAACAGCAAGACAAATAAGAGATAGACTTGGTTTGAAAGTTAGTGTAGCTTCTGTTAAATCAGTTAGGCAAGGTAAGAATTGGTCTTGGCTTACTAATACATTAAGTTAATGTTAGTGTGTAACGACTATCCCGAAAGGGAGTAGGGGTTAAGTAACCTCGAAACAAGTAGATCCATTGCGGATAAGATATAGTCTGAACTATAGGGAAACCTATAGAGTTAGTCTAACGAACTAACGTAACGTAATGCACAACCGTAGAGTTAAGGATAGACGCTCAAGAATTAGAAACTTCTCTTGGTGGTGTCTATACTCTCTTAGCTCAGACTATGCAGTCACCTTTAGCTTATAGGTACCTTAAAGCAGTTGACTTTCCACTCTCAGAAGAGCAAGTAATTCCTCAGATAGTGACAGGACTGGCTGTTCTTGGTAAGATAGGTGATCTGGATAAAATTAAACAGTTCACTGAGATGATGCAACTCCCTCAAACTTGGCCTGAGCCTGTTCAAGCCAGGACTAAATGGGATGTTTATGCCAGAGAAGTAGCTGCTGGTTTAAGTATGAAGTTACCATGGATAATGACAGATGAAGAATGGCAAGCTAAGCAACAAGCTCAAGCTCAAGCACAGCAAGAACAACTTGCAGCTCAAGCAATGGCTGGTGCTGCTGAGAAAGCTGGTCCTGATGTTATTAATCAAGCAATGCAAGGAGGATAGTAATGAATGAACCTATTGAAACACCAGAGGTTAAAGAAGAGACAGTAACGCAAGAAAATCCTACAGAGGTATCAACTGATACACCCTCTGATATACCCTCTGAAACGAGCGAGAAGGCCGATTCTGAGAAGATTGAGATCAAAGATGATGTAGCACCTGGGGAACCCTCTGTTCCTCCTCATACGGAGGATTTGACGGTCGAGGGGATAGAGTATGATGGTGCGCTGGTCGATATTAATATACCGGCTGACCTGGCGAACTTTGCACAGGAGAAAGGATTTGATGCACAGGAGATTGCAACAGAGATATATTCCAAAGAAGGACTCTCTGAGAAGACCAGAAATGCCCTAAATGAGGCGTTTGGGAAATGGCAGGTAGATACATACCTTGATGGCTTAAAGGCTAAAGATTCGATGACTATGCAGCAATTCAAGGAGAATCAAGAAAGTGCTGCTAAGGCTGCTGAGACGGCCTGGAATGAAACACTTGAACTGATGGGCGGTGATCGCTGGAATGATCTCGATGCCTTTGCAGCGGAGAACCTCTCAGAGGAAGAGATTGCCGAATTTAACGAGGTTATGGAGAAAGGCAGCCTACGGGTACAGAAACTTATGATTGCCGATATTTGGCGTCAATATGAAGCTGCTGGAAA